CACACCGATGACGGGCGGATTCCTCAACTCACCCAAGACGATCGGCGGAGGAGGCGGCGGAAACAAATTCGGATTAAGCGGTTGCGAAGCCCGCACACTCGCCGGATAGAAAGGCCTCTGCGGCAACGGCCAGTCGGTTTGGCGGAACGGAAGCTGATCCTGACCGATAAGATTGACATTGTAGGCCGATGCCCAACCTCTAGTCGGCTGCCACGGCTGGCCCGGAGCCGGCCAATGATACTGATTCAAAGGCATCTGGACGCTGACAGCGAGCGTCGAGAGTAGGAGATTCTGCGTCCAACCATTCTGCCACGAAACAGGCAGCGATCGGTCGCTTCTTACAACACCAGGAGGGAAGACATCCTGACCAACAAGATTAGGATTGAAGTAAGATGTCCACGTCCTATCCGGCTGGCTGGCTCGTTGAGGAACTGGCCAATCATACTGCGCAAAAGGAACGGCCTCGACAGGCGTTAGGGTGGATTGCAGAAGGTTCTGCGTCCATCCACTTCGCCACGAAATCCCTTGCGGCTGCGAGACATATATACCATTAACCGGCGGGAGAAGGAGCTGGAGCGCGGACGAAATCCACGTCCTATCCGGCTGCACAGTACGCTGCGGTAAGGGCCAATTCGTCTGATTAAACGGCGTCTGGTCCGCGGTGACGAGGGTGGAGAGGAGGAGATTTTGTGTCCAATCTCTCCGCCACGAAACTGGCTGAACCTCATCATAGATCGCCGGCTTCCGGCCAGGGGGAAATACATCCTTCCCAACAAGATTCGGGTTGTAAGCCCACGTCCACGTCGCGCCCGCAGGAAGCGGACTTCTCGGCGCCAGATCGAACACCGCACCCTTACGTCCGGGCGGCATCGCATCTTTGCCGATGAGATTCTGGTTATAAGACGATGTCCACGTTCGCGTCTGCGTGGGATACGGGCGAGTTGTATTCTTGTTCTCAGCACTCTGTGAGCCAGCGGGGGCTGTAGCCGCACCTGCGGGTTTAAGAGCAACACCCGCAATCGTCCAATCTGTCGCACCAGTCCAGGTCCACGAATGCGTCGTGGTCCCGGCGGCGCCAGGCTCGTCACTTATTCGATTATCATGTTCGCCATTCGAGACGATAAGATTGGCCGCCGCACGCTGCGTTTGGCCAGCTCCGATAGTAATCGAGGTCGCCGCATTGCCGATAATAATGCCGCCGACAACAACATCGCCGACAGCTGAGGCAACAGAAATACTCGCAGAGGCAGAAGTTCCTGCCCCGGAATCCGCAGCGGCCACCACCCCTATCGGCGTCGTCTGATCGACGCCAGTATAAGACGATCCTGTCACCGTCACACCATCATTCGCCCCGCTAATCGAAGCGACGATATTGTGAGTGCCGGTTGCAGGATTCTTCAATCCCCAGAACGTGCCACGAAGCCCGTGACCGACAGGATTGACGTTGTTCAACGACGTCATGGCGACGCCGTTATAAGTCACACCTGTAACATTGCCAATTGCGCCCGAAGTAAGACCTACCTCGACGATGAGGTAGGTGTTAGCTCCAGTGACAGTGTGCGCCGAAGTGACCGAACTCGGTTGAGTGAGATCGGTCTTGGTAGACGACGCATCAAACGCAATGGCCATTTAGACCCTTAGTATGGCTCGTAGAGAACGTGCGCGTTGCACAGTCCGCTCGATCCGCCCGAAGTCGACGAGTTGAACAGAACACTCTCACCCAACGCCGCCGTGTTTCCGAGAATGGACCACTGTTGCGTGGGGGAGGCATTCCACCGCTCAATTCCGCCGAAGAGATTCAAGCTGAACTGAAGCTTAGGATCGGTGGTCGCCGCGGATGCCTGTGGACCGTTGGTCGCCGCAGCAACGAATGTTACTGGCGGAGCGGCCAAAGCCGCTGTCGACGGATGCAACGGACCGTCACTGTTCGGCGACGCAAGGGCCGTCACTGCTCCAGCTTCCAACGTCGAGGCCCTAGCCAGCTGCATCGCGGCGACCGTAGATGCTGTCGCCATTCCGTTGACCGAGACCTCAAGCACATCGATCAACTGGGTCGACGAACCGCCCTTAATCGCTCCGTAAGTCGCGTTCGTCAGGTTCGCCGTATACGTCGCGGCGGTAAACGTCTGACCGAGCAGTGCAAGACTTCGTTTAGCCATTGTTATCTCCTGGTTTGAGGATTGGACGGGAAGCGGTTCCGCCCACAATGACAAGCTTGCCGCTTCTCACTTCATCAGCGAGCTGCTGAAAAGACCGATGAACGTAGCCGGACTCGTGCGTCACGGCTGCACAGCCGTCGCAAAGGTATCTGTCACACTTGACGCAGTGATTACGCGGCCTCGTGCGCCACGGATTCTCGACCCAGACGCCGCCGCAATGACAACATCCGAGAGTTCGGAGCCGCGTGACCGAACCCTCCTTCACTGCGTCGGGATGGATGCCCATACTCTCCGCCTTCGCGGCAGGTATGCCGGGACTCGCTCGATGATTGAGCTCGAGCTCGCCAGAGTGCGCGTCTTTCGTAAAGAAAGCCATCAGAAGCTGCTCCTAATCGCCTCGAGCTTCGCCTCAACATCGCTCAGCTGCTTCTCTCTCGCTACGATGTGTTCGTCGAGCTCTTCAATCTTCGCAACCCGCACGGCGACATCAGCGTCGAGGACTCTGAGCACCTCATCTACATGAGCCTGCTGTTCTTCGACGAGCTTCTTCGACGCATCGACGATTTCGCGGCTCTCCCTCTCCGTCCGGACCTTAGTATCAATGGCGGAGTCGGTTATCTTCCTCGCCCACTCGACCATCTCAGCAGCTCTCTGCACAACAGCATCGCTGTCGCGGATGAGCTGGAGCATATCATTCTGAAGGCCCTGAAGAGCAACACGCTCATCCGTGAGCACCTTGCTCTTTTCCTCCGCATCGGCCGAGACCTGCTTGAGCTCCTCAACCTGCTTCTTATATTTCTCCGGATCAGCCAAGACGGTGATCAGGGCCTGAAGCTCACTCGCCCCAGTGCCGATCGTGTATGGACTAAGCATTTGGGGCTCCTTATGTATCTGTCACAGCAGAGACCTTCATGGTCCCCGGAGCGAAGTCTTTGATGTTGACGCCGAAGTATTCCGTCTGGCCGGCAGTGAGCCTCTTCGACGCCCCAGCAACCGCCGTGGGTGCCAAGCCGAATAGAAGATTCCCAATCCCATCCAGCTCAATCCGGACGAACTTGGTCTTCACGTTGAACGCGGCGCTGAGGCCTGGAGTAGCAGTGAAGCTAATCACCTGCTCAGCGATCGACGGCTCCTCACCGACAGCTTGTCGAAAGCCGCCGGTGACTTCGGTCATCTTCTCATATTCACTGATGAACATTCTTGCCATTTCGACCTCCGTGAAGGGGGTAATTCACCCTACTGTGAAAGGACCCCTTTAGTTGACGGCGGCCGAGAACGGAGTCGCAGGCGCAGCTCCAGACAGTTGGCCTCGAACATGCCAGAAGCCGGCCTGGACGTCTTCAACCTCCACCCACTCACCGAGGGTGACTGAGCCAGTATTCGTCCGATCGAGGGTGATAGTATCCGAGGCTGCCACTGCGGCGAAGGCAAAGTTATTCACCGTTCCCAAATCGGAATCGAGACACGCGATAATTCCGCGCATCACATCAATTCCGTTCTGGACCTGAATCTTATGCGACACAGATGTCGCCAGGACACTCACGCGGAAGAGGAATTTCGCGCCATTCCCTACGCTCTTCGGCAATATCACGACGCTGCCAGCGAGTGTGTCGAGAAGGATCGTTCTGCCGTAGTGCTGGGCTTGAAGTTGGAGCGCCGCACCCGCCGGAACGGCCGCCTGTGTTAGCTTCTGTAATCGCATCTTCGTCTCCTTGATGTTTCATTGTTATATGGAAAAGGAAGGGGCTTTTGCGCCCCTCCAAGTATCAGGGAGGCCCTACGGCGACGTCTGGGTTCCAGCCGCCGCGAAGCCGACCCATCCAAGAGCCTGCGTTGTAGACCCCGTACAGATCAGCTCAATTGCCTGCGTCGCAGTACAGACGAGAGCCGCGGTGAACGCGGCGTCGCCGTCCGTTTTGAAGGTGATCGAGCCACCACCTCTATTCACAACCGTGAACCGGAGGCCCTGGATGGCAGCCGATGACGTCGGAAGCAAGACGTCAATCGCACCAGCAGGATTGAGGAAGAGAAGAGGCGGCGAATTCAGCGGCAATGCCCAATTGTCCGCCGGGATATAAGTCGCCGACTCCATCACAAGACCGCGCCCGACACGGATATCCCGCATACGAGCGCCTTCGATATTAGTTCGACCCATGAGGTCCTCCTTTAGGCCGGTCTCGCGGGATTGCGAGCCGATTAGTCCATTGGATTTTAAACCAACGGTCGTTAGGCCGAGATATTTCCGAGATACGCCATCGTCAGGCCGCCGTAGTCGACTTCCATCGACGCATCGGTCTGCCAGAAGCCCCGACGAACGTCCTCGTCCTTGTTCTGGACATCATCGGACGCCTTTCCATCAGGACGGCCCTTCTGGGTGACGTATTTGATCGCGTCGAAGTCGAGAATAAAGGCGCTCTTCCGATATAGAGGATGCCGGGAGAGGAGCGGATGACTCCGCAGCATCACCTTCCCGTTCGGGAGGACGAATTCCTGGAAATCCATCCCGTAGGTGGTGACCTTGTTGTTCACATTGAACAACACCTCGTTCGCGAAGATCTTCGACAGCTCGATGAGAGCCTGATTGCCCGCGAACACAATCCTCTGATCGCCCGCGCCGGTGTCGAAGTCGAACACAGGAGCGATGGCGTCCAAGAAAGACGATGGTGTGACGCTAGCCGGGAAGACCGTTACATTGGTTGAAGGAATGAACGACCGAATGCCGCCCATATACCTTAGTGGTTTACCGTTTTCGCCCACCGTCTCGCTCGGACGCCCAAACAGCATCGACCACTCGATATCGGAAGAATGCTTGAACATCTTCCGCTTCTTGTCTTCCGAGTAGTTGTTGTTCGTCCGGGTCTTCGTGTTGTCGGCTGTTCCAGTCAGCTCGTAGGTATCTTTGAAGATCTGGATGAAGTTGTTGTACTTGATCGGATTACGGCTGACTGCCGGCGGGACGCCGGTGCCTTCCGCGTAGGCCGAAGAGATGACCGTGAGCCACTGATCGTTCGCGATCGACGCCGCAGTGGTTCCGCCAACACCTCTAGACACAGTAAATATCGTGTCGGACTGGACATCCTGCACACGAACGATTTCGTGGTTGAAGGTGGCGTTGTCAGCGAGAGGCTCAACGAGGAGGATATCCCCGTTCTTCAAATTCGTTGCAGTTCCCAAATTCGCCCCCAAAGTCGTCGAGGTCGGATCAAGGCTATCCACAACGAAGACCGTGTCACCAGCGGCGAGCGCGCCATTGATCTGGAGGCGAATGAGCACGTTGCCCTCAGCCCACCATGCGAACTCCGGGTCGTCGGTCGTCCGCTTTCCTGCCTTCGAAGACAGGGCGAAGATCGGCGCAGTACCATTCGGATTGAAGCGGAGGATTCCCTCACGGAAATTTTTCGGACGCTCGTCCGTCCCCCAGTCTCCGGTTCCCCGGAGTCCAGCAATACCAGACATCTTTTTAACTCCCCAAGGACGCGGAGCGTCCTAAGACCGACTTAGATCACTGGCCAGCGAACATCGCTTCCCAGGGCTCCAACTCGGGTGCTTGACCATTTGCCGCTGGTCCCGGAACAGCCGGGACGAAGGGCGATTGCGGAGGAGGCCTGACACTAGCTGCGGGAGGACTTCCAGCTGCCGGATGCACTTGTGGCTGGGCAGTTCCGCCAGCGACAGGAGCAGGAGTTCCGGTGAACGGAATCTTTGCAGCCATCATAACGAGAGGACCGAGAAGATTGATCATCTCTTCCTTCGACACATTCGGATTCATCTGTCGAAACGCCACACCATACCTATTCACGATATCCCGATGCTGGGCCTTATTGAGCTGAGGCCACGCGGCGTAGAAAGAGTCCTCGTTCGTAGTCGCACGCTTAGTATCTTCAAGCCCACGCTGAATCATCGTAGGGATCAGTTTACTAAGCTGCATCAGCATGTTCGCATTCGTCTTTACGAAAGTTCGTGCGCAAAGCCGTTGAACTGTGCCAACTGTGTCAGTCTCGAGTGCCTGGACTTCCTCTGGAGTGAGCGCGAACATAGTCGCGGCCACATGGTCAATGGTCGCTTGCTCATTCGATAGAATACCCTGAGCAAGAACCGCGGGGTCATACAGGTCGAGGGCAGGACTTTGACCTGAGGCGGGGGGAGTCGCCGCCGGGGGTTGACCTCCGTCTCCTGGTGCCGCCGGCTGAACGACTGGAGGCTGTGCTGCTGCCGGAGCCGCTGGGGCTGGAACAACAGGCGCAGCCGCCGGCGGAACACCGACAGCGGGAGCTACAACCGGGGGAGCAGGCTCAGACCCCGGAAACACTGGATCGGCCGAAGGGCCGTCGAAGATGGATTGGAAATCCAAACTCGCATCGCCGGGAGACGCATCTTCGCGCGTCGTCGAACCAGCGTTGGACGGATCGGGAGGAGGCTGCGGGCCTCCTGGAGCAATGGTAGGGGCCGCCGATGCAGGCGAGGCAGATGGCGGGGAGGAAGATCCGGTTGACCCGGAGCCCGTGGCGCCACCAGCCGGTGCTCCAGCAGCCCCCTCATTGGGTGGCGAGAAGACAGCGCGATTGAAAACGGAAAACCTATTCATTGTTCATCTTCCTCGGTCTTGCGCAGCTCTTCAGCCACGGCTATGGTAACAGAAGGCAGGTCTCTGGCTACAACCAATCCAGAAAGGGCGCCCTTTTTGTACTCCTGAGCAATCATCCCATCAATCGAACCACTTGGCGACAATATCTCATCTGCTCTTATCTGCATCTGGGCTTCGAGAAGCCCCTGATACACAAGCCAGCCAGGATGCTTAATTAGCATACGAAGCAGGTCGCCGCGCTCCTTATCAACCGCATCGGCCTTGCGGGCGGCCTTCCGCATTTCCTCCTGAATCTTATCAAGTGGCATATTCGCTCGTCCCCGCTGCTTCGCCTCCAAGTTGAGGCAGACCCGCATCGTTAGAAGCCGACATTCCAGGGCTCGCCATGCCGCCGGACCCACCGGGCGCTGGTAACATCGGGATAGAGCCGGGGGCAGGCTCCTGACCAGGCTGCAAGACTTGGACCTTGAACTGATTTATATTCTTCAGCCCGCCAAGCTGCGCTGTCCAGGCGAATATCCGCCCCCAATCGTATGACATCGCGACTTGTGGAGGCATCCTCATTATACCAGCCAAGACCTCTTTCCATAAATTCGCCTGTGCCATTCGATCGATGGGCAGAGTTCCATCGACAGGGATAAGATCAAAGAACCCGACAATATCCTCGGGAGAGACGTTCATAAAGTTGGCGCCGGCCTCAGTAGCGAACGACCCGACACGACGCAGCTTCGCCTGCGCGCTATACATTTGTTGACTAGTCTGGACTAGCTTCTGACTATGAGGGGCGAACCCCATTCCAGACATATATTCGGAGATTGTCTTGAGACGATTAATGCCAAAAGCTGTGGTAGTTCGGACTTCCGTAGCTGTCTTCCTCTGGTTTCCTCCCATAGACCCCATGATTTGATCGTTGATTCCGATCGTTCGCTCGCCAATCGCGAACATCGCTTGGAAGTCGGCCATATGAGCCTGAGTAACATCTCGGACCTCAACCTGCTTAAACATCTGATTGAGGTCAGTTCCATAGGCCTCAGGACGAAGACGCCACAGAAAACCAGGACCCGTATTTTGGACATCCTTGATAACGAGCTTCGACGGGTCGACAATAAACTGGTTGTTGAGGGATTGACGGACGTTATAAAAGTGGGAGTTAAGCAGCCAGTCAACGGTGTTTTGGATGGGGTCCATGATTTCGAGAATGCCACGCGAGTAGAGCCCATAACCTTCTACCTCATTCTCCATAATGTCGAAGGGGAACTGACAATGCCACATACCAAGCGGCGTGGCGCCGCAAATGAGGGAGAGGTCCTCGGTTATCGTAAAGCACCAAATCTGCGGATAATTCGTCTGTCCCACGCCCCATTCTTTCGGGACGAGATTGACATAGACTTCATAGAAAACGCCTCCCGCAGGATGCTTTACTTTATCATCAACAGCAATATCCTCATTCATCAAGGGTCGTTGGAGGATGGAGGAGCCTTCGCTAGACCCACCAACACTGCCCGTCCGATCCGCGATATGGCCCGCAATTTTGTCAATGTTGATAAAGTAACCAGCCCGTTGTCGTTCGAGGATTTGGTTCCAGCCGAGCCTCTTACGAATACCAAGGAACTCACCACTCTGAAACCTCTTGACTGGTACCCGTGGATCGGGAAAGAAGTCCCACGGGGATACATTATAAACACAGTTCCCTTCATATCCCGGAATCTCCTGCGTGACCTGATACACACCCATCTGGCCAGTATTCGGGTCTTGCATTTCGACTAGCTGGCCGAAGTTAAGTATCTTCTTCTCCCAGTAGCTTCCAATAACGCCGATCCCATACTTCCCCGTATCGTAGAGCCAGATATAATACGGGACAACGAACTGACCCACCTCATACTGATATCCAATCAGCGCCTCGACCGCTTGGACCTGCTGCTCGCCTTCGCCATGTCGCCCGTTGAACTGATGAACGGGCGAGCGACTAAAAAACACCGATGTCCAATAGGTATGCGCAGACATGAGAAGAGCGTAGCTGTATGGAACCTGGATCGTTGTGTACGAGGGGACGCCAGAGAGATCACGACGGTTAGTCCGGATGGCATCCGCCTCACTCGGCTTGATGTAGGCGAGGGTTGTTTCTTCGGCATCCTGCCACTTAAAATGTTGGAGCTGTTGACCCCGCTTTGCGAGCGCAATTCGGGTCTGGAGCATCGAGACCAGCTTCTTATGAAGCGGACTTTCTTGCGGGATATTAAGTGAGCGAGCTGGCATTATGGAGCCCTTCCTGCTGTGATGTATCCGCCGAAGTCCTCCACATCGTCTGAATCGAGCTCGCCACTCGCGCTCAGACGGTCGAGATAAGGGTTCGCCAAATCTGCAAGGGCAATCGACGATGCATCGAGGTCGTCGTCGTTCCCCTGATACGTGGGTCCATATTCGTTATATTGTGAGATAAATGCGTCGTTTTCCTCCCCGACAACAAGTAACCCCTCGGGACCCAGGGTGCCGATTGTAGACATAATTCGCGCGAACTTTTTCTGCTTTGTGACGAACGGGATAACTTGGAAATAAGTACCACGCCGCTTCATCTCCTGCTCGAGCATCCACTTTAGAACCCTCTGGTAAGCAATAGCCTCAACAACTATTCTAGCAACACGCCATTCACGCGCCAGAGATAAAGCAGTAGTAACAGACCAATTAGGCTCATGGCCCCGATTGCGACGATAATCCAAAAGCTCGTATCGTCCTTGGTGCCGCCCCCAGACATACTGAGCCTCCCAATCCTTCGTCTGCATAGCCCGCGCTATTTGCGCTTCACTTGGCGGCGGGACGGGGTCGATCCCCAGAACTGCATAGCACCCGCGCGGCTTCTCATAATCTCTGATATTAAGCCACGTAGTGCGGAAAGAGGATGTCTCCTTCGAGATGAGACGACATTCCATTTCACGCGCAAATATCGAAAGCTTATTTCTCCTGACCGCCGCCTTCTTATCAGCACGAAGTTCCTCTGTCGTGAAACGATCAGGCCATGAACTGATCTGGTCGTCCACACCTGAATCGAGTGTCTCTTTCGTCCAACAAGGGAAGACGACACTGTGCCATTGATCGTCGTTAAGACACTGCTGGCTAATATCCTCTTCGTGCTGGGGTGTGATGGCCATGGCAAGCTTGGCATTCGGTTCATCCGTTATTGGGGCGAGACTGTTCTTGACCGCCCCGAGGATGAGATTAGATGTCTTTTCCCTCTGAGCTAGGGTAGCCGCCGTCTCGTCCGTTTGCGGGTCATCGATGATGATGAGGTCAGGTCGATAGTCGTCGAAATTAATTCCACGCAGAGAGCCAGTAATTCCGGCTCCAAGGACGTTAACGGTATGGCCAAATGTCTTATGAACAATCTCGATTTGACTCTCTTCCCATTTCCTCCCTTTCTCGAGTCGGAAAGTATCTCGCCAGAGATGATTACGCTCGATTCGATTCTTGAGCCAGGAGACAGAACGGAACGCATCGGCCTCACTTACCCCGATATAGAGGATGGTCCGAGAAATTCCATATGAAATCCTCTTCGCGGCGAAGGTCCGGAGGGTAGTTGTCTTCCGGCCGCCGCGGAATATTTCGAGCATAACAAGCCGCTTCCTCGGGTTCTCGAGCGGCTCCCACATCTCCTTCGCCCAGACGGGGCTTTTCTGCCGGAAGGTGCCAGGAAAAAAGACCTTTCCAAAAAGCTCTGAATCGACCGCGCATAGTTTGACTAGCTCCGCTAGATCAATAGATTGCGGGGTATCGGTCTCAAGGCTGTCGGCGGGTAGAGCTAGATCTTCTTCTTCCGCCACTTAAAGACCCCCCATTGAGGCGGATGACCATCGGGATCATCGCTTAGAATGTGCGTTTGTTGGACGTAGGCGAGTAAGTCCTCGATCATTACGACTTCACACGGAAACGGCATCTGTGGGTCGTAGGTCTTAACTATCTCGACGCAGAAGACCGGCTTCTGATATATAGCACTCAGGACCGGCTTGTATAACTTCTCGCATTGCCACCACGTTTCGGGCATGTGTTGGCTTTTGACTTCGAGGAGAAATACCAGCTCAGGCAAGACAATAAAGGCGTCAGGAATAATAGTACGATAACCATTGTCGTCAGAGAAATGTATGCAATGCTGAATATGAACAGGCCGATGCATGTGGCCCAGACCATCGTGCAGCCACTCGTAAACCTGCCACTCATATCGTATACCGTTCGCTCTTGCGGCCGACATA